GTTTAGAGATGGGCATAAAGCCGGGGCTCTGGGGGTTGTTGAGTTTGATTAAATCGTTTTCAAACTGAGCGGTACCATAAATCCCATGAGACATCACCAGCGAGGGGATGGGCGCGGAGATAGAGACCTCGACCACATCAGCAAGGTTATTGTTCTCCCCGGGGACGGCAATGAACAATTCACTCCTGAGATTATCCATATTGGTAAATATATCATCGTTTGTGGCGGTGGCCGTAATACCATCTATAGCCACCCCTATGGCGTCCCGGGCAATTATAGCATCGTCTATGCTATTGTACCCTATTTCGACGCCCGCGGACTGTGTGGCGCCCTGTGCCGCTGCCTGTGCTGAGCTCTGCGCGGCTACCTGTGCGGGGCCAGAAACGATTACCAGCTGCTCACTTTCGCTAATCGCCGCCCGGTTGGACGCTTTTGAGGCTGCGGAGATGGCAAGTATTTCCATCACCTCCGTCTGGGCCTCATTGTTTTTGATGATTTCACTATTTCCAGTTGTCTCATACCCCTCGGGGTCTGGGAATTCATCGCCGTAATCAAAAAAAGATTGCTGGGCGATTGAAATGGCGCGCTGATTGTCGCCACTGCCAAATAGATCAAAGATACTCTTAAAATCATCAATTAGCTTTGTGTAGTCGGTTATAAGGGCGTTGATATTATCTTCTATTGCATCGGCGATCGAGTTGCCCTCTGCAAAACCTTGTTCCCCCAACCCGATTATATCAAGGATAGGCCTTACCTTGTCCAGAGAATCGCCGAATATCGCCTTGGCCTGATCTTCGACATACGAAAGTACATTTTCAACACTGAACTTATCGAAGAAATCATTGATAGCATCTATGATAATCTGATCGGTCAACCCATCTATGACAGTCGTATTATTTGCGACACTGGTGGGAAAGAAGGCCTCTCCGGCCTCAACACATGGCATAGTGAACCGACACATCCGGCCCTCTTTGGTTGAGTGTGTAAAGGTAGTGGGGTCGATATTTACCTGTAATTTCCCGTATCTTGGATGAACTAGCTCCTTGGCACCCGCCGTCTCAAGAACCTTTATGAGTCGGTTTCGTACAATATCGAAATCCTCACCGACGATAAAGCCCTCAATCTGATAGACCCGGCCTTTACGCCCAAAGTCCTCTACCTGGGGAATATCCCTCTCAGGGTACTCATGTTTAATGTTCTTTCTACCGAATGTGCCTTGATCGGTAGTGACCGAAAAAGGTACACCTGATATAGAAGCTGGGCTTAATCTTTCGAGCCATCCCATATTAAAACCCTAACCTTAAATTGCCGAGGTTTAACTCGATCTCTGAATTGCGATCGGATTCAGCTGATACACGGGCACCCTCGGGAAGCCCATTAAAATCAACTATTACCCTAGAATTTGTCTGGACGTTCACATTTTGGCGGCCGGTTTCCAATTGAGATACAATCTTGTTCTCAAAGGCCGTGGTTCTTTCTGGCCTTTCGATGTTTAATGGTTTTGGGGTTTTGATCCTTGGGACATTGATGATCTTAACCTTTGGCTTCTTATCATCGTCACCGAATCCCAGGCCGGTCTTTGCAAGGTCAAAGGCCTCACCAGCGCCCTTTCCTATGCTACCGAGGAATGATTTAACCTTTTTAATCACCTCAAATTTCTTCAACACCTCAGTGATCTTCTTCGATATGAAGCTGAGTACATTGATCAGGGGGAGAAATGGTAATACCAGAGCCTTCCCAATAGGACCCATGAAATCAACCGTTGATTTTACCATATCCTTGAAGCCCTTCCAGAATCCGGAAAAGAAGGCTCCTACCTTTCTCCAATTATTAACCAGGGCCTCGCCAGCCTTCCACAACAGAACTATTCCAGTTATTGCCAATGTGATGGGGGCGAATATCATAGCTATGACACGGACAAAGTTCTTGCCAGCATCGGACATAGTATTCCATTTCATAGTTAATTTATCCCAGTTCCTACCGATTTGAACGCCAACCGCTATGAGAGTGACCACCGCGGCGACAACGGCCAGAATAGGGCCAATAGTGGTGAGTAATGACAATCCTAAGGTCTTTATAACCGCCGCAAATTTTGCGATCGCCGGCACAACATCAATCAAGATCTTCACCCTCAATAAGCTGAGTGCCTGAAGTGCTGCGGGGATCTTTAGGGCTATACTGGCCACCGAGAAACCGAGGCTTATCAGTGATGTTGATAGGGTGGCGACCGCCGTGATCATGGGGGCCCCGATAATAAGAGCAAAGGCCCCTATGACGGTACGGGCGACACCAAAGCGGCTGGTGACGGCCCTTACCATCCCGATTAGGGGCTGAAGCTCTTTCTTGACCTTCCTTAGATTATTGGGAAATTCCTTGAGGAACTTTTGAACCTGGGCAGATGTGGGGACCAGGGAGGCCAGGGCCTCACCCCATTTTTTAACACCCTTCTTATTCTTCTCAAGGGCATTGGCAATGCTCTCAGCAACTTCACGGAGCCGGACAAATACATCAGTGATAAAAGGCTTGAGCAATCCCGCTTCCCGGCGAGTACCGAACAGCCTGATTGATATTTCATCGATAAAGCCAAGGAACTGGCTTATTTTACCGCTTGTGGTCTCTGCGAATATCTCAAGACCCCTGAAGAATTTACCGCCCTCCTTAGTGGAATTCCTGAGGGCTTTCACCAGAAATGAACCGGATATCTTACGGAGCTCAACGAGTTTCTGAATCTGGCCAGGGTCCATGGTCTTGCCGGTGGCATCCCTGATCTCTTTTGCTAATAGCTTAAATACTGGGACACCGCGGGTAGCAAGCTCTTTAAGATCTCTAGTCTCGATCGCAAGCCTTGAACTAGATTGCCCAACAGATACCGCCAGCTGTTCGGTATTCGCACCGGTGAGGGCCGCTATGTCACCGAGTGTTTTAGTTAATTCTAATAGCTCAGTTGGCTTAAGCTCTGAGTTTAAACTGACCAGAGTATCAGACATTCTAATAAATTGTGAGGTGGTAAAGGTAGTTTCACGGCCTAACTTTCTGAGATTCCCCAGGAGCTTACCGCCGATATCAGCACCAAAGAAGGTTTCAAACTTCAATTCAGCCTTTTCAAATTGTATGCCTGTTTTGGCGATGGCAGTACCGACAAAACCAATCGAACCGGCTAGACCTATCCCGGCCGCCGATACGATGGCCATACGGCGCGCCACCTTGCCCGTGGCCCTGTTTAAACTCTTTACGGCAAGGGATGTGCGCTTGACGCTCTTTGTGAGCCGCGAGAAGCCCGTTTGCCTACCAATGGCAGATACGCCCCTTCTGAATTGCTTCAGGGGGCGTAATGATCGCTCAAGTCGTTTGTTGATTAATCTGATAGGCTGAGTTATTTTATCGAGGGCCTTTAACTCTACTGATAAGCCTACTTTTTTATTTGCCATTTTACTCTTATTCCTCTTGATTCTTGTTTTGATTTATCCTCGATAGCTGATCCATCCAAAAATGAAGATCCTCTGCGGTTAATTCCCAGAGATCAGACGGAGGCCATTTGAAGGCCTCCGCCAGTTCACCTAGGCAATCTGCCCATCTCCCTGGGAAGGAGCTAAAAAAAGCGCGATCGAATTGCTGAGGTGAATAAAATCCTCCGGTGCCATTTCATCGACCATGGCGGTTGACTCAAGTTCAGGGGATAATTTAACCATAAGATCAACCAGCGTATCGACCTTTGTGAGATCGCCATCGAGGTCAAGACCACGAAGGTCTTTAGTCTTTGGCTTCCTCAACGTGAATTTGTCAACGGTTGTCTCACCGAAAACGATGGGTTCAACGAGGGTGACCTTTAAAGACCCATTCTCACCCTTTTCAACTTTTGTTTCTTTCAATTTCTCTGACATGTGCTTTCTTCCTTAAAAAAATTAGGTTATCTCTTCAGCGGATAAACCTTCAAAACGTAATTGCAACTCACCTTCCCCGGTGGTCCCATCGCCATCAGACGCTTCCCAGGCATCGCGCAAGGCGATTACCTTGCCGTTGGCCAGGACCAGAGTGACACTTGCATCATCAATCTCTCTCAGCGCCTTAACGTCGAGAGTGGCTGAATCGGTAATAGCACCTTCGATAAAAGGTATCTTAGTTTCATCCGAGTAACCAGCCACATCAGAAGTCCCGGCAACACCCGTCTTCTTGCGAACGCCAAGGTTGTAAGTAAATTCACCCTTGGCCTGTAAGAGATCGCCATTGGTCTTGATCTCAATTTTTCCACCAACTCTTTTTCCCATAGTTCAAATTCCTTATATGATGAAGGCGATCTGCATGGCAGTAACGCGCAACTGGTTAATGAGATTAGGTACGATAAGAATATCAAGACGATTCCTATCTTTGCTGTTAATCAGCACAACCATATCAGTCTTAAATTGATCGATATCTTCCACAAGCCCCTGATCTTCCCAGAGCTTAAAGCGGTTTACGAGTTCGGTTTTTGCCACGGCGGGGGTCATGATCTTTTGTCCCGGGGCAACTACGCCGCCATCATCCTTGAGCTTATGGCGGGGGTATCTGTTCGACCAGAAGGTTTTAAAATCATACCGGAGGTAGTCGAGGGTTAACAGGGTTTGGATATCGAGGTAGCTGGTATCCTCTGCACCTGAAGCGCCAACCTGGTACATGGTAATCATTCGATTCACCTGGGCATCACCGACAATGAACTTGATTGTCGCAATACCGTTGTTCATCAGCGTTTCACGCTCTGAAGCCCTGAATTCATCATCAGAGGTGGGGGCGACTATACCAGCGAGTCCCAAGGTCTGAAAGGGCCGTGCGGGGTCAATCTCGCCGTTAAAGGCGGCGGTGGCGGCGTTCGCTGCACCGAGCTCGAACATTGAGGTAGGGACACCGAACTCACCGATAACAGAAAAGTGCTTGCTATTCTGAGTCCCACCAAAGGTAACGAGCTCGGAGACGGTACCGCGCTTTGCAGTAACATTATGGCCAGCTGAATCAACGAGGGCGGTATAACGGCGATCGAGCTCTTGCTCAAAGTTGTTATAGGAAGTGATATCCAGGTAGGGCATAGACATAATATTGTATTTTGTATCTGCCATCGCAGTAATGATGTTGTCGAGTTCAGGGACGCCGGATCCAGCAACAGACTCGGCGATCGCACCGGAAACACTTGCGGGAAAATCTTGATTTGCAGTATCGTAATTGAAACGCATATCAACAGTATTCATAAGGGTTCCAAAGTTCTTGGCGATCAAGGTCACAACGCCAAGGGCGGCGGCGGCCGTATAAGGAACGTCTGTAGCGGCGGTGATAGCGATCGCCATGGCAGCCGCAATGGCAGTAGGATCATCATCGACGGCAACGGCGGTTTGAATGAGCTCACCGTTGAGATAGAAGTACATTGTACCGGGGGCCGTGGCCGTGCCGGTAATGGTGATCTCGCGCTCATTGGCCGCACCAGCCGGTTCGGCAAGTACTCCGATAGAAAGGGTGGTGAACTGGTTGTTCTCAAACCATTTCTTGGCCATCAGGTGAATGATTGAGCCCTCACCGGCCTTGGCTTTAGCGTCAGCCTCATCGGTCACCAATTCAATGGTATCGTCGGTCTGTGAGCCGGCCGCTATCTTCTGGCCGATCAAGAGCCCTACATAGGGCTGCAGCGTTAAGCCTGAGGAAGCCCGTTCATTACTGATTTCAATAATGGTCTGGGGGTTTCTCAGATTTGCGGGGATTTCGTTAAATGATATAGACATTTTTTAGTTTCCCCCTTTGGGGATCTCCTTTTTTTCTGTGGGTGGAGATACTTTAGCACCGGTCTTGACATCAGCCTTAGGGGCAACCTTCACCGCTGGGCGTTTATCAAAAACCTCAATGCTCTTGTCCTTCATCAATCGACGTCTCCAAAAGCTATCGAAATTGACAAGCGCCCCTTCTTCAGGGAGGATCTTCCCCGTGTGGGGATACGGTACTCTCATACCTTTCACAGGTCTAACGTATTTAATATTTTGTTTGCTCATAAAATTAGTATACCTCAAAAATTGCCATTGTCATTATTATTGTTCCAATTCGATCACATGATTAGATATTTCATCATCTTCAACATCAGCATCAACATCGATCGAGTATCCCAGGCGCTCAAAGGGATTAGGTGCGATACCACCCAATTCTTCTGAGTACTGGACGGCATAGGTGATCCTAGATGATGCGTAATGGATATCACCACCGTTATCGACTGAGATATTTGAGCTGGATAGGGTGAAGTACTCGATACAGTCAATTATCTTGTTTTCATTCTGAAGGGCCCTGAGAAGGTCAATTATATCCTGTTCAAGGAATTCAACGGCATCAGGCCAATCTTCATTATCAACAGTCTCATTGATAATCTGGATCTCAAGGGGGATATTCCCCTCACGCTGATACCCGTGGTGTTCCCGCTCCTTCTCGACGCTGGAATCATCGTCCAGGGCATAGACAGCGGCACAGGGTAGTTCCTGGGATGGCTCAAGCTCCTGGACCCGGGAATTGTAGACCCGCCCCTTGAATATATCACAGCCCGTCAATATTTTGATGATCCTGTTTCTCAGGGTTCGCCTAAAAGGCTCTCTCTTGTCCATTAATGAAGCCTTCTTTTGCGGAGCATGATCCAGGCGTTGCCCTCACCGTTATTGGGGTCAACTTCTTCGACGCCCCACACCTCACCGGCAATAGTCCATAGATCTCTATTCGTGGGAGTGTTCCCGCGGAGATCGCAGAGGAGGACGGGGATACGGGGGTTATTGGATTTGATTGAAATATTCCCATCTGGATCGGCCTGGAAATATTCGCTCCAATATGGACAGCGAATTTCAAAAGGCTCTTTGCCGTATGGGTGATATAGAACCGAGTCAACAGCGAAAGTATCGTTGCTGACTCGGTTTACAACGCGATTACACGCATTCCATAAGGCCATTCATGCACCTTAGGGGGTGAGTTTGATGTCTACCAGGGTGACGGTTGCGGCCTTGGTGCCAATGGCAACAGCTACGCCGTCAAGGTCTGAGGTTGCTTTTTGAAGATTCTTGTTGGTATCGTTCCAGTTAAGAACATCACCAACGGCGATAACATCGGTGGAGAGGGCGGCAACATTCAAGCCACCTTCAGTGACGATAATACCATCGGCATCATCGGCGATATCACCCATAGCATAACCAAAGAGGGCGGTCCCAACGAGAAGACCTCCACCACTGGCAACATCTGCACCAGATTTATTGGTTACATCGATGTTAACCGCATCTGTAAACTTTCCATTTTTCATAATAATTCCTTTTATGAATGAGAAAAAGGGCGGGGAGCCTAAGCAACCCGCCGCAATTTAAAATATCGCTTATGCTCCGTCGTTCTTCTGGAAGCCGCGGAAATCTTGAACCTTAAAGGCAACAAAAGAGCGGCCTTTAAACTCAATGCTATCGGTGCTAAATCCTTCCTTCATGGACATAGTAGGGGTTTCCTGTCCTTCCATGCGCGCCATCTCAACAAGGTCAACTTGCTCCTTGCTAGTAGCTGTATAGAAAGCTGTAGTACTTGAATCGTCGAGGCGGGGCTCAACGATCAAATTCAGCTTACTTGTGGTAGAGAAGACATTCACATCACCGGATTTAGTCGGGGTGATCTTGGTAACGAGCTCTTCAGCATCCGTTTCCAGCTCAGCGGGAACCATAAGGTGCTTGGGGATAAGATTCAACTTAACACCGTCGATACCAACCTGTTTACGGGTAGCTGCGCGCATATCAGACAAGGGAACCTTGCCAATAGCAGCCGCGCCGGCACCAGAGTTCAAGTTATTATGGTCTGCATGGAAAAGAGCAACACCATCACTTAGGGCGGCATTGTCGGTAATCTGAGCCCAAAACAGGTCAGACTCAAGACGGCTTGAAGCCGCGCCAAAGAGGCCGATCATACGCATGAAAGCGTGAAGATCATCGTTCATGAGCATTTCAAGAGTAAACTTGTAAACACGGCCATATTTTGCAATGACGTATTTCTCACCAGCTTCACCAACGGTTGCAAGCTGGTATTCTGCGCCCTCTTCTACCTTCAAGAGGTCTGAACCCTCTCCAAGCTGAACAGAGCTGATTACCTTGAAATCAGAAACAGGACGGTGATTTACCAGGGGTAAAAACGTCTGGGGCGATTCAACATACTGTTTTCTCAGGAACTTATTCTGAATGTCCTCGAGGATAGTGGGGAAATCAGAAGTTGAGTGAGAGGGTCCAGAGCGAAAAGAGATCATCTTTTCACACTGCTCCATACGGCTCATTCCACGGGTATCGACACCAGCCTGAGTGAGCATAACGCGACCCATATCAAACAGGGTATGACCGGCAAAATGATTGCCGTTACCCTCTTCGTATTCGGTGCGAACATCGTCACGATCGGGCATAATTCGGGCTGACAGATTTGCGACCATGGCGCGGCCAAGATCGATTTTTCCACCTTGGTTTTCAATGCGAGTATCCACGGGGGTATCTTCTCCTTTTCCGGCCCACGCATCCATGATGCGCTTATTTGCCTCGTCTGGTGAAAGGTTTTCTGCAACCAGTTCATCAGTTGCTTTTTGATCGAAACCGGCTTGAGCGCAACGGCTACGGATTTCAGTTTGGCGTTTGCCCTCGGCCTCAATGCCCTCGGTACGGGCTTTGTCCTCAGCGGTTTTCAGTTTTTCGGCTGCCTCTTTTTCATCGGCAACACGTTTTTCTTCGGCTGCGGCCTTTCTCTGGGCCTCGAGCTCTTCTTCGGTCATATCGTTATTCTCCATATTGCGATATAAAAAAGTACAGTTATTTAACTCTTCTTGATCATTGTCTTTACAGCGGACATTTGCCCCGGCATCAAAGCCGATTGGGACAAAGCTAATTTCTAAAGGTTCGTAATCGGTAGCCCTCATGATGGGGATGGATGTCTTTTCGCCCTTTTCAGTGTGGCGGCCGATCTCCTCCATCTTATGAACACGGTACCCGATAGATACGTTTTTAAGAATACCATCTCTTACTTTTTGCCAGACGATTTCACTTTGTTCGTCTTCAGCAAAGCGAACGGTGAGAATCATGCCATCTGTTTTGGATATTCTTACGCCCTCGATAACGCCAATGACATTATCGATTGACCATTGATTATGATCTTTGAGCACTGGGCTTGCACCAGATTCAAAGCGCTCAAGACGGATATGCTTTTTCTCAAGGGAAAGCTCTTCCATGAACGGGCCAAAATCATCGAACTCAGGGCCAAACCGCCCATATCTCAACCCGGCATTATCCGTACTGACCGCGACTACTTCAACGGTTCTACCCTCGACATTTACGCTATCGCGCCTGACAAGGCCCTCAATCTGCCTTGAGTGTACATTGATATTCTTTGTGAGTAATTTCTTCATAACCTAAAAATATCCTATTAAAGTGCAGAATTCAAGACTAATTCATCAGCGGCTATTTTTATTTCTGTTAATTTCCCGCCGTTTGTAGCAAAGGCTGATACACCACGGAGACCATCGGCGGTGGAGGCCGTGAAGGTCTGTCCGATATCGACCCCATTCTTGTAAATGAGGATAGCACCATCAAGATCGACTTCGATTTTAAAGGTGTCCCCATCCACATAGGCGGCGGGGGCACCGACCAGGGATCCAGCCTCTACAGGCTGAAAAAATCCAGTGTCAAGAAGTTCAACCCCATAATCAATACCAGAAATATCGAGATCGCCGCCAGAAGAAGAAAGCCCGAAAGTCCGTTTAGTGACGCCCTCAGCAACCGCTTCAATATATCCATATGACCTCTTGATAATGCTCTTATTGGTATCGGCGCCAGAATCATAGATCGCGGTGGCCGCCGACTTCACAAGCTCCCCGACAGTCGTATTGGTGAGGCCTACGATATTTTCAAAGGTGGGATCTTCGACCGTGAAGCCGGCCGCACGTATCTGCTCGAGCGTGGGAAACAGTCCGATCGGGGTGGCGATCAATTCAAGGTTAGAATCATGCTCAGGGACCATGGCATATACATTCCAAAGCTGATCTACCCGATCGGTGGGATCTACTGGAAAGGGGTACTTTACAGAGAACTCATAAAACGAATCGACCGTATAAACTGAATTGGGTTGCAAATCCAAAGAAACTTCCCCGTTTTTATCCGTTATCTGTCCAGCAGCCCTATTGGCTAGGTAATTCTGGGAATTCACATCGGAGGAATCGACGATCGAGCCCTGATAGATCGCTTTTGATGGATTGGTCCTCTTTAGGGTGGCGACGACCTGGGCGTTTTTCAGAGGATCACCGCCCAGGTCCAGGACTTTAACTTTAACCAACGACATTTTTATCATACTCCTCTTGCTTTTTTCGTGCTTTTTCGGCTGATTTGTATTTTTTAAATTCTTTCTGGATTATGGGATTGTCCAGCTTAGCAACCTTATCCTTGGTATGTTTAGTATAAACGGTTTCGCCTATCACCCCTATGAGCTCACCTATAGCGGCATTCTTCCCGCCACCCTTGACCATAGCCCCACCTATGCCAGTAATGAGCCCCAGGACCAAGGTGACCGCCATATCAGTATTCGAAGTCCCTTCCTTCTCCTGAAGGGCCTCAAATGCGGCCACCGCCTCGACATACTCATCTTTTATCTTGATACTGGCCACGGTGGCCTTCTCTACTGCAGAGACAAAGATAGGCATATTTTTAGCGAAGTATTCCGCTGATATCTCACCGGCCTTGTATTTGGCCATAAAATCATCACGGGCATCATTGGCACTTTTCAGGATCTTAAACGCATCGGCGCCGGAATCAAACAGCTTTGCCACCTCGGCGCTCAGATCTTTTGACTCCTGACTCTGGTTAAACGAGCACCCGGCAAAAACCAGGGCAATACCACAAAACATTAACAACAATACTTTTTTCATAATTCCTCCTTAATGGGAATGGGATAGGGCTTCAATTTTGCCCTGAATTTGCGTTTGTCTGTCAAAAATCTCTCTTGATATGTCCATAAGAGTATCCATCTGCTTACTCAGTGGACCATTGGTATCGAGTATCTTGGATATTATCGTTGCGGCCTCCTTGTTGCTGTAGCCAAGGGAAACGGCTTCTTTTAACCTAATATTGCCATCGCCGCAAGAATCTACAGTATAGGCTATGAGCTTGGTGATATTGGTATTGAGTTCATGAATCCTTTTACGACTCTCTTCTTTTGCCTTAGCCTCTTCCTTGGCCTTATTCTCCCTGCCAACCTTGCTCAACCATTCTTGGATCTTGGTGTATATGATCTTTATGGCAAAGAGTAAAACCGCGTAATCTGAGGGGCTGCCATTGCTGAAGAGTTTTAAGAAGTCCATTTTCATCCTATAATTGAGTTAATAGGAGTATATGGAATATTTTTTTAAATCAAAGTAGTTCTCTGAAATTAAGGGCGGCAGCAGCGCTCATGTTTGCGCTGAGCGGAGTAATAACAAGGTACAGTTCATCTTGTGCCCCTGCTATTGTACTTCCTAATCTAAGGGCGGTATTTATATCTTCCCCCGCTTGCCTCGCCGTGGTCGATGCGTATCCGCTCGCGATTTCAAGACCGTTTGCAGTGGCGATGTTTGCGGTCGACCCTACTGAGTGCTGGATTGCGCTATCATCAAGATCGATAAATGTAGGGGTTACGGCTAATGTAGGATTTATCTGAAGCGACCATTTAAAAGAATCGTTTGTGCCTATCGCTACACTAAAGCTCTCTGGGATTATGGTGATGTCTTTATATACATCCTTTAATTTAATACCAACAATCGCATAAGATACGCCGTTTGAAAAGCCTGTAATATACGAGTCACCAGTGTTTGCCGTCCTCAATATCCCCGTTTTCTGAGCCCCGCCCTCACTGATTACGGAAGAACATATATGACTCATCGAACCGGGATTTGCACCATCTGTTTCGATACTATATCTTAATGGTAGGTTTGGAGTACTCATATAAACGTTTGGAAAAGCTGGGTCATTGGCGTGATTAAAATAATGACAGTAATAAATGAGACCATCTATAACAAACCCAACGCGGACGCGACCAACGCCCAGCCACTCAAAGTCAATTACGAGTATTTGGGCCGACGATGTTTCAAGTTTTATTTGACTTGGGCCAGTACCATCAAGCTTATCGACATTCCATTCTTCACGAATAGCAGTCTCCTCTATAACACCATCCTTAGCTATGTTCCAAGAGATATCGCCATCAGTCTCGAAGAATATACCGTTATTTGGAGTGAGGTTATTGGCGCCGGTGCCGTCAAAATAACCAACTCTCTTGGTTAGCCCTTCGATCTGCTCACTCATAAAAGTCATGTAAATAAGTTGGGATTTTCCAGGCTGATAATTAAACCTTTGCTTTGTTTGACGTATAACCGAATCATTGACATCAGCCGTAACGCTCATCACGACATCAGCATTAATAGGATCATGAACGCTTGTCGCAGATCCTGAAACTTGCTCATCCCAAAATAGGGGCTGCTTATCGTGTAGCTGTTTAGAATCAAATATAGTGAAATTCTCACTTATCCTGAGTCTGGCAAAGGCGTCGACGGCCGGGGTATCGCCGTACTCCTGAACGCTCACCTTTAAATTATCGTTATTGGTAGCTCCTATAACAACAAAATCACCATCATCCTTTTGACCCTGAATCCTGGCCACCGTCCCTATTATCTTTGGTATGAAGAGGTTTGAGAGAGTTATTGTATCGGCGGTATGAAACTTTATTTTTATGGCGTTGAGGCCCACTACAGGCAACTCAAAAGTTTGAGATGTTCTTTTTGTATTATCGGCTGAATTATCAATAATGGTGATCTCTATCCCTCCGCTAACCACTGCTATTATCTCAATATTTGAAAAGTCACCCGAATTCGCCCCAAAGGAAATACTCTGTAAAATGGTCGTCCTGTTGAAATGAACTAAAATTTCTTTTGGGTTTGTCGCCGTTGTATTGGTTATGACCGTATGGAGATTGTTGAATAAATCCGTAATTGACCCGCTAAAATCGACAATCGAAGATTGCTCAACCCAAATATCTTTTTCGTAAACAGAGTCGCCGTTTGTTGGTAATGGGTTTTGAACATCGATGAGAGCACCGTTTTTATCAATTATTTTAACCGCTCTTAATTCAGTCATATTATTTTACAATAAACCATTCAAAACCATCAGATTGAACATTTATCATTTCCTCAGCTAAAAGAAGGGTGATAGAATCACACCCGTTTATAGGACCGGCATCGGTAGCCGTAATAATTACCTCAAAGGTATTGCCATATTTACTAACTAGATTGAAGTGGGCGCCTTTGATCCCCTTGGCAGAGGGGAGGGTAATATTCCTTTCCCCGGGGATCCCGGTCTCGGTATCCATGATAACAGTACGATCACCACGATTAACAAGATAATCTTCATTCTTGGTAACAATCTTTAGATTTTCACCTTGTCCGGTGGGGCCCTCGATGGTCACGGCCCCGCCGTTCTTACCATCCTTACCCGCCTTACCCTGAATACC